CCATAGACCTTAGGCACAAGCTTAGACGACCGCCACTTGATGTTATCGCAGATAGTTCTGTGCGCGCTCTCAGTGATTTGCCCTGACAGCAGCAGGCGATCCATCTCATCCAGCTTGTCAGCGTAGATCATGCCGCGACTTTGCATTGCCACACGATAGTTCTCAGCGAACTCCGCATCTGAACAAACCCTACGCCAGACGCTAGACCAGCCCGGCATGTCTTTATCCTTGCACACATCACGCCCTGACCTACCTTCGGTCACGCGCTCTAAGAACTCAATCATCACGCTATCAGGCGTCTTAGCTGACATCGTCGTCTGGCTCCAATGTTAAAACAAACGTCGGCTTGTCTTCGATCACCAGCAAAGGCTGGCGGCATTTCGAGCATATGATTGATTGCATACGCTCAAAAACATATCCGTGCGTCTCTTGTTCGCACCACTCGCAGTCCACCGGCTCTGTGAAGAACTGCACAAAATGCCTATCCTTATTGATATCCAGCACCTTACCCATCAACGTCCACGCACTCTGCGGCGCACGCCACATAGCCAGCCGCGTCAACATAGTTGTCGGTGTGATACGGATTGCTCTTCATTCTGGCGTGCTTGAGCAGCGACATCATAATACCGACATCGTTAGCCGATACCTTATGACCCAAATGCTCAGACCAGTAACGCGCAATGGTATTGAAGTTATCTTCCATATTACCGTGATCGGCGGCGCGATCCTTGGTCACATATTCTTTCGCTGTATCTAAAACCTCAGCTCTATTCATTCTCTTCACCCTTTACGTCAATTACTTTCAAATTACACACTACGCACTCATACCGGCGCTTTGTTAAATCTTCGCCCTTGTACGTCAGCAGCGAGTAGCAACGCGGGCAGCGTTGCTTCGATAGCCGCATTTCCCAGCTTCCGTCGCCCTGTTCAATCATCGCTACTACCCTCAGGAAAAGGAACCTCTACACTAGCAATCGGATCATACCCGCGCAATAGCTCACGCGGCCATATATCCACCTTCACGCCGGTTTTAGTTCGCTGCACGTTCACCGTCAATGTACGCACGTCGATCCACGTTGACACGCCGAGCAGCATATACTCGCGATCCTTTAGAATATCCTCACGCTCGTTATCGTAATCCATCAGAACGGTATCTCGTCGTTTAGCGTTGTCTCCAGCTTCGTCTTCACCTTTTCGACCGTAGCGCCGGCAAATACGTCCTTCACCTGTTCTACCATCTTACTGGCGTGCCAGTCACCCAGAATACGCCCAATCTCGTCCACGCTGTAAACCTGCATCTCGCGGTTATCACGTTTGACCTTCGCCACCTCGTAATCCGTCGGCACGATAGCCAGCGTCGTTCCGTCTGGCATCCTACCCTCTACCCACTCGCCGGTCAGCGGCTTTACGCCAGCGGCGATAGCTGCCTGCTCTAGCGCCGCCACACCGCGCAGCGTCACCTCGACCTCATGCTCTACGCCGTCGCACTTGTCGATGGCGGCGTTAAGCTTATCCATCTGCGCCTCGAACCTGTCACGCAAATCTACCGGCACTAACCACACCAGCCTATCTACACCCCACCGACGCTCCATATCCGACACGACATCATCGTACCTGTGCAGCGCCTGTTGCATCCGCCTCATCGCCGCCTGATTAGGCGCATAGTAAACCTTGTCTGGTTTTGGTTTACCCCTCGTCTTTTTAGCCACCATTTCTATATCCCCTGTCTCTTGTCCATAAACTTGTCGGTCGCATCGCACCCCCTAGTGTGGGGGGTGCGACCGACGATTGTCGGTTTTCGGTGCGACATTTGTCGGCGACGCGACAAATTTGACCTATCTATTTGTTTTCACTAACAATCCATACCTTATTATCGTCGATAGCTATTATCCTTGCGGCTTGCAAATCCTTCCGCGCTTTAGACTGCTCTTGTCGCGTGTGATCGGGCGTTTTTTCGGCATGATAGGCACACCAAGCACGGTAATTTGGCCGCTTATTTTCCATTTTTATGATGTAATCTTGCAGGCTTTCGAGCGCTAATTGCATATTTATATCCTTCTTTGGCGCGCTCTTTTTCTGTTCATCGGTGCGCTGTAACACGATTGAGCTACCGTTTGGCGACGCAATTTGCGTCATTTCCAACGTAATATCGTCGATAGGCTCGGCGTCTTTTTGCTTTTGAACGGACATCGTCACAAGGTTCTCGTCCTTTGTAATCGCAATCGAAGCGTCTACTGCCCCTAGAATGGCCGACGAGCCTCTTGCCCCGCGCTCAGAATTTTTGCCCGAATGGTGAACAAACACGACCGCACACTCGAACTTATGCTTCAGTGCGTCAGCCGCCGCGACCGCTAAGCCAGCCTCTTGCGAGCTGTTTTCGTCAGCCCCCAAGAGCGCTCTGGCTAATGTGTCGACATATATACACGTCCACTTGCGGTCTAAACGCTCAATCGAGCGTATCAGCTTCTCTATGTCGGCCTGATCGCGGAAATTGACCGCGATTGGCAGCATATGGAAATGCCCGCTAATCCCCAGCTTGTGCGACATCTTCCACGCCTTAATGCGTTTACCCATACCGCCAACGCCCTCACCGGCTATATAAAGCACGTCGCCCTGCTTTGTTGGCATACCCTGCCACTCGATGCCGTGAGCCTGACAGAGCGCCATATCGAGCGTAATGAAGCTCTTGCCGCTACCGGGTGCGCCGTAAATCATACTCAGGCCGTGCGCCGTAATCAGCCCGACGTCGCCCTCGCCAACCGCCCAGCTTACCGGCGGCATGTTAATGAGGTACTGCTCGTCGACGAACTCGAAGTAATCGCCTTGATTATTATCGTTGTTATAATCCTCTGCCTCAACGACTGGCTCAGGGGCAGCCTCGATAACTGGCGTCGCCTTTACAGCGCCCATTAGCGCGTCTCTGTCGTTGCTGACCAGCCAGTCGACGATATCGCCCTTGTCCGGTAGGTTGGGCAGCTCCACGCGCTTTATGCGGTTAGCCACGCCGAACAGGTTAGCGACGACCATATCAGCATGTGCCTTACCCGCCTCGTCGTTATCTGGCAGGACGATAACGTTACGCCCCTCGAACCACTTATTTAGCACTGGCTGCCACTTCTTAGCCCCGCCGTGGCTGGTAGTAGCTAAAAGGCCTATTGTGGCTACTTTTTCTGCCGCCTTTTCGCCTTCCACGATAAACACCGGCTCGTCTGGCCGCGCTAGGATTTGGTGCAGATTATACGGCAAAGCCTCAACGCCATCCATATTGTAGAGCCAACCGCCCTTACCGTCTGGGCGGCATTGGCGAAACGTCTTTGGCTCGTACCGGCGCACCTGATATTGCACCTCGCCGTGTTCATCTATGTAATCGTAGCAGGCGCTCATAAACCGCGCCGGTTGCAGGCTGACTTGCGCCTGCTTTTGAATACCGAATTTCTTTTCGAGAATGTCTGGAATACTGCCTAGGATTGTCGCGCCCTCGTTCTTACGCACAAGGTCGACGACCCCGCCGCCCTCGTTGTTCTCGAAGTCAAACCAAGTGCCTTTACGCAAGTCCAGCTCTTTCGAGCCGTGCGTACCCCAGCGCAATATGTGACCGCGCCTGACCGCAGGCTCACCCCAATAAGCCTTTGCGACTGCTTCAGCGTGTGCTGCTATGTTTGTCATCTGATAACCCTCACCCCTTTGCCCTTGTAGGACGGTGGGCGACGCACAAGGGGCAAAGCGCCGCCCACCTAACCGCACTAGAACAGGTCTGCGCCTGCCGTGGCTGCAGGAGACACCGACGCCACTGGCGGCGCGACCATCTCCGGTGCGGGTTCGTTTTGCGCCGCGCCGTCAATCGCAGCCGGACGGTCAGTCCAGCCCACGATTGTCAGCTTTGGCGCTTTAAAGCGCAGCTCACCTTGCGGCGATTGCACCTTCACTGTCTCAGGTGTGCCAGCCTCAATGACCGGCACCTTGCCTGCATTTGCGTGCCTCTCAGCCTCGAACTCGTCATGCAGCGCGTCGATGACGCGTAACACTGTCTTGGCTGAATGGCTAAACTCGCGCGGGCCTGCCTCGCCTTGGATCAAGACGCGGAAGCGAACCGCCTGCTTATGCTCGTCACTTGGCTTGGCTGGCATAGGCTCGCCAATATTTACCATATGAAAGTCTGGTGCGCCTGACGCAAATGACAGGTAACCCACCTGCATTGCCGCCATATCCGCCACAAACTTGAACGGCGTGGCAAGCTCGTTCTCTTGCTTACCCCAAGTGCCGTCTGCACCTTGTACTCGATCCTGAGCGATCCAGTCTCCGCCCTTTGCATCGAACTTCACGATTGGCAGAATATCACCGCTGCCACGGCTTTCTGTGCTAAATCCTAGCGCCATAACGTTTTAACTCCTTAACGTCAACGTTTACTCTTTCCAAGACCTGATGATTTTCAGGTCGCTCAATTGGTAGAAGGCACAGACGTCGGCGTCTTGTGGATCGCCCCGGTCTGCTCTGCCACCCTTCGCTATCGTAAACTCCGCCGCAAAGTCTATCTTTGCGAGGCAGTCCAGATAGAGAAGCAATAGATAACACTTTAAACCAGTGCTATCTGTCAACTGCTTAGCCTTCAGAACCTTGCTGAGACTAATCATAACCGTCGGGTATGCGTCGTGCATTACCTTGCGCGCCTTCACCTCAGCAAAGCCGCATATGCTGTTGCCGTCTTTACGGTCGTGAATGGCAAAGTCCAGCTCGTAGCGCATTGGCAGCTTATACATATCATAGCCG